TGATCGAAAGGTTGGCGGTGTTTTTCAAGGTCTAAAATTTATTGGCAACGCCACTAAGTTTGAGATAAAAGAAAATTCAGAAAAAAAGGAGAGAATCAGCAAAGGTAGAACAAATTACGGTTCTGCATTAGACACGGTTTTTGTAAAGAAGCCGGCAGAAGTAAATTTAACGCTTGATGATTTAGACAAAGATAATTTAGCTTTAGTGTTTCTCGGTAACACGTCAAACCCAAACGTGACTGGTGCATCCATCACTGATGAGGCAGTGACAGGTTATATTGGTAGTATTTTTAAGACTTCCCAGCGCAATATCAGCTCGGTTGTTTTAACAAATGCCGGAGCAACGGTAACGTATGTGCTGGACACTGATTATTCTATTATTGATGCTGATCTTGGATTAATTAAAGTGCTTACTGGCGGGCTTATTACTGATGGCTTGGCGTTATTGGTTGATTATACTTACGGCAGTATGACGAGCAATAAAGTTGAGGGTGGTACTAACTCAAATATCATTGTTAAAGTTTTGTTTGATGGCTTGAACCAGGCAGATCAAAGCAAGGCGGTCGCCAATGTTTTTGAAGCTGTTTTATCACCCACTACGGGTGTTGACTTTTTAAGTGATGATTTTACGTCACTTGAATTGGCGGGCGTTGCAAACGTACCAGCTGGCGGGACAGCAGCTTATGAAGTTGAGTTAGACGTAGTTTACGCATAACAAGAAACAGACACGCGCTATGGATGGCGCATTTATTCTAAAATTATCGAGTAGTTAAATGGCAAATCCAGTAGTTAATATTTTAATACGCGCTCAGGATAAAGCGTCTAAGTCTTTTAATTCACTCGGCAATAATGCAAAAAAAGTAGCTGGATTAATCGCTGGCTATTTTAGTTTTCAATTTTTTAAAAGTGCCGTTGAAGACGCAGCAGCTTTTGAAAAGCAGATGGATACGGTCGCTGCTGTATCTGGCGCAACGGGTGATGCGTTATTATCACTCACAGAAATTGCTAAGGAGATGGGCGCAACAACCCAATTCACAGCAATTGAAGCGGCACAAGCTCTGGAGTCATTAGGTAGAGCCGGTTTATCAGCAGCACAACAAGCAGAGGCACTTCCATCAGTCCTACAATTAGCGCAAGCGAATGGGATTGAACTTGGCCAGGCAGCTAGCTTTATCACTAAAGCCGTGGCGGGTATGGGTCTGGAGTTTAGCGATGCAGCGCGTGTTGCTGACGTTTTAACTAAAGCCGCCGCCAGTGCTAACACAAGCGTTGAGGGATTGGGTGTTGGTCTAGCTTACGCCGCTCCTGTAGCACAAAGCTTAGGACTAACCCTAGAACAAACTGTTGCTATCATGGCACAGCTCGCGAACGCGGGTATAGATGCAAGCAGGGCAGGTACATCATTGAATACAATGATGATTCAGTTTAGCGACCCTGCATCAAAATTTAACAAAGAATTATCAAACCTAGGAATTAACACCACTGACTTCAATGTTGCTTTAGTTGAGTTAGCAGCAAAGGGCGATGCCGGTAAAACAGCAATATTAGCATTAGGTAGCGAGGCAGGCCCAGCCTTAACCGCATTGTTAAATCAGGGTGTTCCAGCATTAACGGCACTCACTGGGCAGTTAGAAGGCTCAGCAGGTGCAGCAGAGAAAGCCGCAGCTATTATGAGCGGTAACTTTGACGGTGCAATTAAAACGCTGGGCAGTTCGTGGGATTCATTAAGGTTAAAACTAGCCACGCCAGTATTAGAACCGCTCACAAATATCATTAATGAAGTAAGCGCAAAATTTAAAGAGTTTGGTGCTAGCGGCGGATTAGACGAGTTTGCCAATAACATCGTACTAACCCTAAATACTGTATACATAACGCTAAAGACTACAAGCGCAGGCGTTAGATTAATATTTAATAGTCTACAGGCAGCCGTTGAAGTGCTGGCCATTGCGTTCTTGGATTCGTTTGCGCTTTTAAATAAGGCCATTGCATCGGTAACTTTCGGCGATGTTTCGCAAAGAGCCGCCGATATGTCGGCTGAGTTAAGTGCCGTCAGTGATGCTTTAAAGATCGGCTTAGCTGAAGACATAAGTGACATCGGTAGCGCATACAGCGATCTAACGACCTCTTTTGATATAACATCAACATCATCAGCCAATGCAGCAGAAAAGATAATAACAGCAAATGCGGGTGTCGTTGATAGTGAAAACGAAAAAGCCGGCACCGCTAAAGAAGTATCAAAAAGCATTATTGATGGAAATAAAAAAGCAGCCGACTCAGCAGCATTATTATTAAGTGCATCGGGAGCCTTAAAGATAGATTTAGATGAAATCAGAGGTATTGCAACAAAAACAGGTATTGACTCATCAAAAGCATTCTCAGATATTGCCGCAAGCGCAGGGTTAACTAAAGATCAGATAAGTTTGCTTGCATTGAAAACTCTAGAATTTGCAAAAACAAAAGGCGATATTGATCTATTAAAGCAGTCATTTGAAAAAGTTGGAGTTGAGGTTGAAAAGCATCCTATATTGCTGCAAAATATCATTGATAAGTATGTCCAGATGGGCGGGTCGTTAGATGATATTCCGAAAAAGTGGAGGGATATTACAGGGGCTGCGAAAGAGTCAATGGGAACTCAGATTAGCTTAATTGACCAATTGGAAGCAAGAGATAATGCGTGGCATGCTAACGCCCGACAAAATATAGCAAATCAAGAAGCCGCGTACATCGCCTCAGTTAATCGGAAGGCCGAAGCGGATAGAGCTGCATGGGAAGAAAAAGAAAGTCGCCGAACAGCCTCAACTTTTAGCCCTCATTCAGACGATACGAAAGCAGCGCTGTCCGGGCTTTCCCAGGAAGAGCAGCAAAGAATCCTTACGGAAGCAGCTAACATAGCAAACTCACCAACTGGTGGCGGGATGGCATTTGACATTCAATCTTATATCAAAGCCAATGCCGGAGCAGCACAAGCGAGATCGGTTAATGTTAATTTTAAAGCTAACAACACCACCGCAACAGCTAATTTTGGCGATCAAAACGAAGCTGATAATTTTATGAACATACTTAAAACGGCAGGGAGCGTGAGCTAATGGCAATCACTTTAGACGCAGTAACATTACCGGATGATTTAATTTGGACTGATGAGTTTACGTGGTCTCCAATCAATAGTGCTGAGAAATATACGCTCACAGGCGCATTGATTATCGAGTCAGGAACTAAATTAAAAGGAAGGCCAATTACTCTTGATGGTGATGACGGTGCAGCATGGATTGATAGAGCTACTCTGTTAGCATTAAACGCATTGGTTACAGCTAATGCTATAATGACTTTAACAACTAATGACGGTGCATCATACCAAGTAGTTTTTGATAACAAATCAAATCCACTACAGGCTAAACCCGTTATTGATTACAACTTACCCATCAGCGCTGACTTTTACACGCTAAACATAAAATTAATGGAAGTTTAAATATGGCAATTACTAAAAGTGACATTAAGTTATTAGAGTCTCAAGAGCTGTCCGATGCAATTACAGGTGGCGGGCTAATGACGCAAAATGAAGTTGTTGATGGTTCAATTAACAATCTCTTTGCAGATATTTCGCGACTTGACAGGACGACAGGGCGTGTATCATTGCGTAAAGCCTTTGCTGCGGTGCAAACAGCCGACAGCGCTGAATATTTCGGCTCTCATGCCATCATAGCTGCACCAGCAACCGACGCTGCTGTTGATGTCACCATGTTTTCAACCAGTGACGATACGGACAAAAGACCCAGCGCACAAGCTGAGATTGAAAGTTATGTAATCCAAAGCACAGCTATCCAGCAGAACCTATTCGGAGTTCACCCTGCTGGAATCTCACAAATAACATTAATCAGTATTGTTGGTCAATCAAAGTTGATTATTGGAGAAACCTATAAACTTGTTGAAGATTTTGAGTTAGCAGGCGAGTTTGGTCAGTTTGTTAAAATTTCAGGCATTACTATTACTACTACTGTATTCACTGATTCGTTAGGTTCGTACTCGCTTGATTTAATCGTGCTTGATATTACTGAGCCGTTACTTTCTACGTTTCATGGCGGAGTACAGGATAGATACACTGTATACAGAGATGCAAGTACGACTGTATTTAGCACAACATCCAGCGCAGCATCTAGATATTACGGTATTAGACCAGTCAGCGCGTCTAGTGCGGCTCTTGACACTACTATTAATGTCAATTCGATATTTGCCCAAGTAACACCAGCGGCACAAAGTGAAAGTATCTTAGCTGATGCGATAGTGGGTGGTGAATTAGTCAGGCCGGTTCAGAGTGGAAATACTGCTTTCGGAGTGAGAATTAACTATGACCTAATTGCAGATGGTGTTACGCAGTTTTCTTTAGGCTCTGGAGTTATCAAGGGAAGCGTTGTAGTGAGTGGGCATGTTTCGGCCACAGAGAACGATGATGGTACTTTCTCAATAACATCCAACACGGGCAACTGGGTTAGGTCTATAACTATAGATTACGTGGCTGGCGTAGTTAGCTTAGTAGGAAATACAACAATCACCCTTGCTAGCCAGCTTTACGCTACATTTACATTTAAACCAGCTACCGCCATCTCAGATGTATCAGATACAGCCGCTATTGATGTAACAACAGGCACAAGAGCATTAAACTACGTTAAAACACTGAATCCTATCCCAGCGCCATTTACGCTATATATTGATTACATGGCGCAGGGTAATTGGATTAGGCTATCTGATATTAACGGCGACGGCATTCTAGGGTCTGAAACCACTGGCGTTGGTGCTGGTACTGTAAACTTCACTACCGGCACGGTATCAGTAACGCTAGGGGCATTGCCTGATGTGGGAAGTAAAATATTATTCGGATGGGGCGGTACTCAGCATTATGAGATTAGAAGTGATGCGGAAGTTAAAGAATCATACATAGAGCATACTGTACCTGAAGCAGCTATTGTCCCATTATCATTAACAATCACATGGATGTCCGGTGGCGTTACTAAAACAGCAACGGATGATGGGTTAGGGGCCATTAGTGGAGATGCAACTGGCGGAGTTATTTACTCGACAGGCGAGGTAGGTTTCTTACCTGCAACATTACCAGACCCAAACGCAACGATTACCTATGATTACGATTACGGGGTTGTTGAGCAGGAGGTGTTTACACCAACAAGAGATGGCGCTGGAAATATTACGCTCAACATGACTAACGCCAGTGCTATAAAGCCCAACAGCGTTGAGGTTACGTTTGATTTAACTACAGTCGATAGAACGCATACAAATATAGTCAAAGTCAGATGGGATGTCAGCGAGGGTATTTCTAGATATGACATCGACAGGACATCATCAGCATCCACAACAAGAGCAAATGTCAGTATTATTGATGATGGCGCAGGAAGTTTTGGTTATGATACTTCATCATCAATAACCTATACAGCGAATGGGGTTATTATTATATCTCCACAGCTTAATATTAATCATACTTCATACAGCCCCCTTCCTAGTTATAAAAACTGGTCCACATCAAGCACACTTGATTATTTCGTAGACGCATCAACAGTAACAGTAAATTATATTCTTGATAGCGCAACACCAACAACAGCACAAAGTACAATACCATCTCCATCGTTATTGATTTATCTTTGTCCGACGGTTGAAAATAAAGTGATCCCAAAGTCAATGCGCTTTACGCTATCGGAACATACATATATTGATAGACTAGGAAGCGTTTATAGATACCCTACCTCTGACACATCAGGCGCAGGTACATTATCTGGAACGATTGACTATGCATCTTCATTAGTCACGCTCACGGATTGGGGGATATATGTCAATGGCTGGGGGACTCCACAGCCAGGTACATCAACGATTGCCGTGCAGTCTCTATTGACTCAATATGGCGACTGGACAAACTACGAAACACTCTTTAGGACTGCGGGCGCCCCACTTAGACCAGCATCATTTTTTGTTAGTGCAAATAAAGCCAGCGATGGTACTCTAATGAGTGATAGTGCAGATCAAAATGGCATTTTATATACTGCGGATTTAGCTGGTACGATTGATGTTAACAATGGTATTGCACGTATTAGATATGGTCGCTTGGTAACAGCAGCAGGGAATGAAACACAAGACTGGTACGATATTTTAAATTTAGAATATGACGAGTATGGTGCATTAACGGGTGAAGTTTGGCAGCCTGAGTACGTTGTACCTAATTCATCAATCTATAACGCAGTTATCTTCTCATCCATCCCTGTTGACGCTTCGATTGTGGGGATTAACCCAGCGCGTTTGCCGTCAGATGGTCGCGTACCTATCTTTAACAAGGGTGGCGTAGTGGTTATCCATGAAACTGAATCTGAGTCGATGCCGGTCGGTTTAATCGCAGCACAGTCAGTCGTTTTAACTAACACAGATTATTCATTAATTGAGCTTTACGATCAAGATAAAAAACAGGTAGATTTTCTACTTTACACAGTGGACTTAGCAACAAGTACAGTCACTATGGCTAGTCCCCTTGATTTATCCGCATATTCTGAGCCGCTTGTTGCTTATAAGCGTTTAGAAGATATGAAAGTGCTTTCTGATGTGCAGATTAATGGTGAGTTATCGCTTACTTCACAGCTTTCAAATGCCTATACTCCAGCGGCCTTTGTTTCTAGCGCATTGTTATTCGGCGACCTAGCAAGTCGTTATAATACATTATTCGATCAAGCAACGTGGACAGGTGTTTTCTCTGATGAACTTATTGGTACACAAGCCAACGGCACATACAATGACTTATCATTTCCGCTTTTAATACAGAATGATTCTGCGATTAAAGAGCGTTGGGCGTTACAATTTACAAGCTCAACCGGGTTCAATATCATTGGTGAAAAAGTGGGGATCATCGGCACGGGTACAATAGCAAGTAATGTCGCGCCAATTAACATTATTTCAGGACTGCCATATTTTACGCTTGACTTTAACGGCTTCGGAGCAGGTTGGAGTACGGGTAATGCAATTCGATTTAATACCACTGCTGCCAATTCTCCGATCTGGTTTAATAGAACCACCATGCCGAGCAATGATACATTAGACCCCACCGATGATTTCATAGTCCAGATTCGCGGCGATGCGAGCTAGTGGTTTTAATTGTTGGTAGCTTTTCATCGGTTCATAAAAACGCCCATTCAGTCGATAGTAAAAAAACGATTGACTGGGTTAGCGCGCCTAGAAAAACCAATAATATAAGTATCATTTATGATAAAACACTACTGGTTGATTATCAAATATCAGTGCTGTTTTCTAAAGTACCTGATAAAGATAATCATTTAAAAGTTATCTGGAGTAATAATAATCAGCCATTAGATAATATAATTGCTATTAAGAATGGCGGCTTATTTAGCGTTGATAATATTAACTCTTACGTATTTGCTGACTTTGCTGAGCAGCTAGATAAGTCAAAGCGTATACAATACAGACCCGTCTTATTGTATAAAGACATAAGCAAAAGAGGCGTTATCGGTAAATTATTGAACTACGATAATTTAACGGAATCATCATGGGGAATGCCAGCACCCCAGCAAATACATTCATCAATAGCATGGGATAAAAACTTTACAGCCAGGCGCGGTATAGTAATTGATACTAATCCTGTCGTTATCATTCCGCCAATACCCCCCCCATCAAACTTAATCCAGCAGGTTTATTTTATTATGCACAGTTTAGCGATTGTCGTTCTACCAGCACGTACACAGATTGATGTGACAGGGCTTAGTGTATCTATTGATATTGATGCTTTTGCATGGCTTTTGAATATGCAAGTTGCAGATGGCATTGAATTAATACGACCAGACATTAATGGTAATAAAGAAGTTGAAATAAATGTTGATGGTTATGTTTGGGAATTTATCATTGAAAGCTACACGGAAAATAAAGAGTTCGGTGATAATTCATGGACGGTGACAGGGCGATCTAAAACAGCCTACCTGACTACTCCTTATAAACTACCCGTCAGCACAACTTACACCAGTGCGCTTAATGCTGCTCAAATCATTGATACAGAGCTTGTCGGGTCAGGATTTACGGCATCTTATGACACAGTGGATTGGTTAGTTAGTGCTAACGCATTTAGCTATCAAAACTTAACGTCAATGCAGGCTATAAAGCGTGTCGCCGATGCTGTGGGTGGCGTTATCTTGCCACACCAGACATCAAATAGCATTATCATTAACCCTCGCTACCAGTCGTCCCCCTGGGATTGGCTAACAGCAATACCAGAAGCAATCTTAACCAGTGACGTTATTATTAAAATGTCAGGAAACTGGCGACCTAGACCGGATATTACCGGTGTGTATGTGAGCGGTAATACAACAGGCGTTGAGTGTTTTGTAAAAAGAACGGGTACAGCAGGGGCTGATCTTGGCGCACAATTCATTGATAATTTAATCACACATCAAGATGCGGGCAGAGAGAAAGGCCGCAACATTATCTCCAATCGTGGCAAGCAAGAAGTAAGAACGATTGAGCTACCGATGCTGCCGGTAGGACAAACGCCAGCAGTTTATAAATGCGGTGATTTATTAGAGATTGACGAAGGCGCATTAGGCGTATGGCGGGGCATAGTGCTTGGTACGAGCATTAGTGCAAGCGCAAATGGCGGAGCGATTACAGCAACACAAACGCTTTCAATTGAAAAGCATTACGGAAATATCTAATGGCTATTATAAATGTATCGCGACAACTAAAGGAAATTTTAGCTGAAGCACCGACGCTAACAGGTACAGTCACAGCCATTAATACAGATGGCACTAGCACTATCACAATGACAGGCGGAGGTACTTTGATAGCTCTGGGTGTTACTGTTGCAGTGGGTAAAGTTGCTTATATTAAAGATCAGGTAATCGTAGGTGAGAGCCAGTCTCTCACCTTGTTCAGTTTAGATGTTTAGCTAATCATTAGTATTTAGCCCATTTCCGTTTCTCTGCTATATTTTCTATGAACGATAGTTTTAAGTGCCGCATTTCTTCTTTGATGATTATTGGGTCAATCCCCCTATCAACTAAATAATTGAGTCGAGCATTTGATATTATTGCCTTGCGCTGTTTATCGTTCATTTATTCCTCTTTTCGTAAGCCATCGTTGTACGAATTTCTTGCTCTAAGATAGCGTCTAACCCGTACGCAGACATGTGAGCTATATAATTAGAAATAATTGAATTTCTCTGTGTTTTCAATATCTTCCTGCGCTTCAGTAGTTTGTCCATATCTTTTCTAAAGTCATCTTCTGATACCATTTTAACCGCTCCTATTCGATGAACTTATGGCCGCCAGAGGTCAGAGCCTTTTTAATTGCTTCAGCGATAAAAGCCTTGGTTCTTATGTCTTTTGTTGCACAGTATATATTCACATTACGCATCAGCTCTTTACCAACTGCGACTTGTTTAGTTTCTATTTTCTCATTCATTTTATTCTTCCCATTCGATTAAAATTGTATCAATATAATCATCGCTATCATACGCGACCCCTTTTGCTTCATGCCTACTTACGTATACACCACCGATTCTTATCTGGCCGTATTTGTCTTTGTACACGTTAGCCCAACGCGAATGCGTTTCTATACTTATCATAAGGT